CATGATCCCTCGGTTGTATCAACGTGACTACGCCTCATTGACGGCCTGATGTTATTGCAATTATAAATAATGTTGCCACACTCGCTGCACGTGTATTGTTCGCAAACCAAACCAGTCAAGCCAGCAGGCCATTCGCCTTGTGGGATAGGTTGCCAATGCCGGCTGCCTTCCTCTGTGGTGTTGGTGTTGGGACAAGGATCTATGTCTTCGAGGCATTCTGATGTTGCATATACGAATTCGCCTTGCCAAGTTATACCATAGCATATGCAGTCGGCTTCAACTCTTTTTGCAAAACTGATTAATACTAAAAAGAATACTAGTACTATTAATTTTTTCACCTGTCTCCTTTACCGGTACGTGCCCAAGATATGACTCTCCAGAATGAAGAACTGCTCTTCGCCACTTGAATCAACAAAACTTTCCAGCATAGTTGCGTCAACCACAACCATAACATTGCCAATATCATCGTCAGTGAACACCGTGCATTGTTCGCCGACACCTAGAAGGGTAGCAGTCCTATACCTTTGTTTTACTTCTTGTAGATAATCATCTGGGAGAAGTACTTGCGACTTTTCGCTTTCCTTCTCAGGCTTAACTTCAACTAACGAAACATGTAAAAAACGATTGCAAGGGTCAAGACGCATCTGTGTACCCCCGATTTGCTGAGACAGTAGTCAGAAGCTTGCTATACATTTCTTGTAGTTCCTCTAGATTTTCATCCTTCTTAAGCATACGATAGGCCCTTACTGCTAGCCGCATCTCGTCCGCTGTAAGCCACTCATTCTCCTTGTAGTTTGCACGAAGATCTCTCTTAGCGTCCTTGTAGGGTTCCATTTCTTGTTCAATGGCATCAAAAGTCTGAATGAACTCTCGAACCTTTTCTGTTTTTTCTTCTTCTCTCACAATTGTCCTCCGTATGTGATAATTTGTGTTCTAATCGTTTTTAAGGTGTTAAGCGGCTGATTATTCCCTCTACTCAACAGATATTATTCTAGCACTTACCGGTCCAGAAGTCAAGTATTTTCTACTTCACTTCACAGTTTCCAGCTTGGCATGCTAGCTCTCCTGCGAGGTCTGTGTTGTCTTCCATTTCGATAATCTTTGTAAGATCAACATCCTTAAGAGTGCTAAGCAATGCATCGTATTCTTCTTTTGAACACTCCTGGAAAGGTAATTGAACATGTGTATGCTCGGAATAGGGAAGAACGGCTAGTCCGTTGTAGACTTTCCTGTTTTCCCACATCCACTCGCCGACATCATCCCACTCGCTTTCACGAACTGAAATAGTTGCTGAAACGTTATGTGTGTTTTCTCCCTTCCTGTGGCCGACCTTCACCCACTCACGAGAAATGCGCTCAACTCGCTTAAGTAGAGAAAGCGCACTCTCGGTGCGATAAATAGCGCCGTCGGGTGCTTTTTGAGGAACCGAAATAACTGCAGTGTCATGCGGCCGGAAGAATTCATCTTCAACTAGCTCCGGATGCTTTTCCAAGAGGTAGGAATAGATTGCCTCGTTTTTGCCTAGGCGAATTCGACGAATGTAATAATCACTGTGCCATGCATGAATACCGGACGATGTGCCAAGCGTGAGCGATGTAGTGCCGGCTGGTTTAACACACGTGGTCCTTGCCGCAGGTCGAATGCCGATAAGTCCGGCTACTCTTTCGTTTTCTTCTTTTACTACCTTTGCGCCGGCCTCCATATCTAAATCCAATACTGCTCCGGATGCGATACCGGTCATTGAAACACCGATGAGCGCATCTTTCTCTGTTGTTCTGCGCCAAACATCACGAAGGTAATGGAAGTCCGTATACCCTGCTTGGAGGGTACCGATGAAGGCGGCCGCACGACAGCGAGCCTCATACTCTTCTTGTGAGTCGAGATCCGAAGCATTAATCTCAGTCAGGTTACAGAACTGGTAGGGGCGAAGTGCGATCTCACAACATGGATTCGTGCCCCAGTCTTTATCGTTTGATAGATAAATGCCGGGTTCGCCTGATCCTGACTTTCGGATCCGATCCCAAAGTGAAAGAAAGTAATCCTCATCGACTTTATGGCGTAAGATCACTGCAGAGTTGTTTGCACGACCACGATGTGGGTTTGATTCCCACCAATTTCCTGCTTTTGAAGCAATCATCTCATCATCGTCTGCCGAGAAGAGCGCAATGAGGGCTGCACGTCGAATTCCGCCGGCGAGAACAGCGTCTGCAATATGACAAATCGCATCATGAACTTCGATCGGGGCGAGTTTATCGCCATCTTCCTTTTGTGAAAAAATGCCCACAAGCTTCACTAAGCACTCACGTAAAGGTTGTGGGCCTGGGGCTCTACCACCAGAAGTGAATAGGCGGGCGCCCTTTGGCCGAATATCTGAGAAGTCAAAACGAATTCTTGAAGTACCACGGTAATAAGACAATACTAGCGCTTTCACGGCATCAGCCCACCCTTCAATTGAGTCCCCAATAAGAAAGCGACGTGTGCGCTTTCCATTTGGTCGTCGAATCTCAGGAAGTTTCTCAACATGGTGAGTTTGCACAGAGTATCCCACACCGGTACCACCAAGAAGAAGAAACATTGTCTCTGAGAAAGCTGCCGGATGGTCGATAGGTAGGTAGGCACAGTTGTATACTCTGTTCGGAGCAACCTCAATAGGCTTTCCGGCAAACTGCATTGAGCGCATTGAAGGAAGCGCCTTCTTCGGCCGAACAAAATCTTCATATACATTAACGATTTCGCTAGCTAAATCCGGGTATTTCTTAATGTGTAAATACATGTTTCTGTTGACCAGTTCATCCCAACTTTCTCTGCGATTCTGGGCTGGGATATACTTGGCGTACTTCATGTGCACCGTGATGTCTGATAAGATCTTTGTGGCTAGCTCCATTATTTGTTTTCTCCTTCGTTTTTCATTTGCTTATATTGTTCTCGCAGGTGGTTCATCTGTCTTTTTGCAGTATTTTTCTTCAAATCTTCGATCGATTCGTTTGTTGGCTCTAGAACTCGAATCTTGACGTTGCTAGTATCCATATACAGAGGGAATATTAGCCCATCGGCGCCATTCCTGTTCTTGGCAACGTATAAACGGCCAGTGTTGCAGCTGCGATCGTCAATCGTCCTAGAGATAGAACAGATAAAATCAGCAACAAAACACTTGCTGAATGCTTCAGAAATGGCTTCCATCGTTACAACCTCGGCGTTAACGCCAGAACGGTTTGTTTGGGAAGCGGTCCATATGGGGCAAGCGTATTTTTGTCCAAGGCCTCGTAGGTTTTCATATATAGATTCGAGTTCGAATCTCTTGTCCTTATAACTAGTTCCCGACTTTAAAAGATCGGCATAATCGACAACGATCAATCCGACGCTGATACCTCTTGAAGCTAGCTTTTCTAGGTGGCGATCTAGGGTTGCAACAGACGCTGACTTTGTTGGGTATTCCTTTACGATAAGGGCTCCATCAATCTCTTTAATAGAGTCTAGAACATCTTCTTTCCTATTCCTTAGATCGTCTAGCTTGATCTCGGAAATACAAGAATCATATCTCTGTGCGACTACCTTGTCAGATAGCTCAAGTGTATAATGTACAACTGTTTTGCCCACCATCGCAGCTTGTGTGCCTAAGTGAACTAGCGCCATGGATTTTCCTGCTCCGGTTGGCGCAATAACGACGCCTAGTTCTCCGATGCCGTGACCGCCTTGTGTCAGATCATCGATAAGCGGCCAGCCGGTTGTAACAGGGTGTCTAGGCTTCTCTACATAGCGAGCATCAAAGTCCTTAATAAAATCATGGCCAAAGTCATTATCCATACCAAGCTTGAGCGCTTCATCGATAACTCCCTTGATATCATCGAATGAAGAGTTTTTAATAAGCGAGATAGAGTGAAGGATAGCCTCTTGGAGCTTTTGTTTCTTGCAAAAATCCAATGCTTGATTCTTAATATAGTCTGAGTCTGCGACTACTTGATTTCCAATGGCTTTTGCAACAAAGTTTCGAATCGTTGCCTGGACTGATTCCGGAAGATCTGAAATTTCAGTTCTCACCAGAGTCTCCAGAGTTTCTTCAGACGGGTGAATGCTGTATTCTGTCCTATGCCTGAAGACGAGCTTTGTCAGTTCTTGCAAAGCTTTGTTCTCGAAAAAAGACACGTCGAGGACTTCTTCCATCTGATCGGCAAAAGGACGGTCAAACATAATAAGCTTGCATAGCTTTTCTTGGAAAGATTTACCAAACTTCTCAAACCCATCTTTGTTGCCGAACGTTGTATCTTTAGTCATATTCATTTTCCTCCTTGCCTTAGAGTTCTCTGATTGTCCATTGCCATTCTTGAATAAAGGCGGATCGAGGACCAGTCGTAGGCTCCTATCCCTTCCTTAATTAACATTCCATCAAAATCTCTTTGGGAATACGAGAATAGTTCATTATACACGTCTCGGGTGCCGTCTGCAACCCCAATCGGGATATCCGGAGCATAAAGTTGCATCATCTTATAATTGCTGTGCAGTAGTTGTTTGGATTCCAAGAGTTTTTTGTGGACAGCCATCGGCTTCTCTTCTTTCCTGCATCCTCTAAGAATATCATCAACCCCGTAGAACTTATCCTCTGAAAGGCACGGAAAGGCCTTCACAAGCGTTTTGATGCCGACACCCCTAACACCGGGTAGGTTATCTGACTTGTCGCCCTCTACGGCCCTAGCCAGCGCCATATTGGATGGGTGCACTTTATACTTCTCGACCACTGTTTTGAATGTCTCGAAATTGTCTGATATCGGCCGATACAGAATAGTGTCCTTAGAGCACAGTTGCAAAAAGTCCTTATCACTAGATACAATAATCTTTACTGCGTCTTTTGAGTCTGGGAATGTACAAAGATACGCAATGATATCATCCGCCTCAATACCTTCGTGCAGATACTGTTTCACGGGCAATGTTTCGAGATATTCAATCAGACGCAATTGCTGCCATACTTTGTTTTTAAGTTTATCGTCATCGGTAAGATGATCGTAGTTCCAATTCATTTTAATCGGTTTGCGACCCTCTTTATATCCCTTGTTCTCGGCTCTTTTTCGTGTTGCGCCTCCCGGGCCATCCCAACAAATGTGCACCTCTTGTGGATCGATCTCACGAATACATTTTTGCATTGACTTGAGGAAGCCATAAAAGCCGCCGATCGGATCCCCGTTAGGCCCAAGGGAAGGGTTGACAACATATGATCTCAAAAACATATTGAGCGCATCGATGATCATAATTTTCTTATCTGGCATATGCAAACCATCCGTGAATCAAGAAGAAGTCGACTAGTTCGTCAGCGACAGCGTACGGGAGGAATTCGATCTCCCCCTCACACACTCCGTCTGCCATTGTATTTGCAAAGTGAAGTGTTTTTGTCGATGCCATTCTTCCATTCTTCGTATCCCAGAGCCTCTCAAAGTGATCTTGAATCGATTTTTGTCGGGCGTGCACTTGTTCTGGCCCCAGCTTCAAGAAGGAGTTCTCGTCTGAAGTCCTTCCGCCACCGTTGCCACCAGACATACCATACCACCCGGTAAGCACTGTCACCTTTCCATCTGCTCGTTTTTCTTTAATAACACCATAACGCTCGCCGGGTGCCGGGTTATGATATTCGATTAATTGTCCGTTCATAATTTAATTTCTCCTATGTGTTTTTCGTCTACTGAGTATACGACTCGTCTGATGCCAACATACCGCATTGCGGATTGGCACATACAACAAGGTTTTGACATACGCCAAACCCCTAGGGGGTTAACACGCACAACATAAACGGTTGATCCGGAGGTTGACTCTCTATCAACCCCCAAAATACAACCGAGTTCTGCATGCATAGTGGCGTGCCATGGTTCTTTCATGAACCTAGCTGCAAAAGAATTAAATCGATTCTTGTTAACACCTAAGTTCAAAACTGATGAGCCCTTCGCTAGGACGGCTCCGTGCTTAAACGACGGGAAATTGGAGGTACTGGCTTGCTTTGCAGCAAGATCCAGCATCCTCCTCTCCCTACTCGTCGGCACTCTCTTCGTCGGCACTCTCTTCGTCGTAGTAATCTTCTGCCTTTCCTGTCCTTTCATCAAATTTCCTCACTACTACTTCGTCCATAATGTCTAGTACTTCACGACGGAATAACGGGTCTTTCAACTCTTGTACCCAATCAGCAGCACGGAATTTCTTCTCTGTTCCATCACGAAAAATGATAGAATGCCATGCGCCACCGGTGACTCGATCTGATATCTTGATTGCATCCAACCACGACTCTTCATCAAGCACTCCTGGCTTCTCAGTGCCAAACATAATCTTGAATTCACAGTTTCGCCCTTCGGTACCAAACCTAGATTTCTCCAACTTACACCTTACTAGTTTTCCGAGACGGAAGCCGCTCTCATCTGTAATAAAGTTCTTCTTTGCCTTCGAGCCCGTAAACCAGATGCGAAGTGAATAGGCATATGCTAGCGCCTTTCCACCCGGCGTGAAGTAGGGAGTAGTCATTGCTTCTGCGACATTCCTGGTGATGTTGGTCTTAAGCTGATTTAGAATCAAAACAGTTGCTTGTTTGTCTGCAACTGGAATTGAAAGCTTCTCTGTCCCCTTCGCCAACACTCTTGGCTTCATCGCCATTGTTGCTTGTGGGTTGAAGTCCTTCTCTAGATCTGCCCTTGCCGGCGTCATAGCCAGAGAATCCCAGATAAACAAAACACGATCTTCGGTTTGATTCAAGATTGTTTCCATCATCCCTAAAACGTCTTCGACTGTAGTGGCTTGAACATAAAGCAAATCATTCAGTTCGCAACCTGCTGCCATCAAGAAAGCAGGATCGATTGAAGATTCTGAATCAAAATAAACAACCTGAATGTTTTTACGTTGCGCAGAAGCAGCAATCTGAGCTGCCATATAGGACTTTCCGGTCGATTCCAAACCAGCGATTTCAGTCCATTTCCCAACAGGGATCCCGGCAACTTGACCCTTACAAATAATAGAGTCAAGCCACCGAGAACCTGTGGGGATCCAATCTTTCACCTCTGTTGGGTTCTCCTTCGTAAGATCGTGAGCGACGATTGCGCCCATTTTCTTATTCAGAAGATCTTTTAGATCTTTGATCCCCATTGCGCCCCCTTATACCAAGTCGGCTAGTGCGCTTGCGACACGGCTGTTACCACCAGCACGAGTCGACTCGCTGGCCAGTGCTTCTGGATCTGCGCCATCAGACATAAGGAAAGCGTCTAGGATTTCCTGTACCTCAGCCGGGGTCTTACGACTCTGCATTGCATCAATATCCGGAAGGTTCGCTAGCCACTCTTCAACCTGACTTTCGTCCTTTGAAAGCTTCGAAGCCTTTGGACGAGGACGCACCGTGGTTTCAGGGTACATCTTACCGGCGTTCTTATCATAAGTTACCTTAAGATCGAACCCGCTGCTAGGATCTGTGATGTCACCAAAATCTGGATCAAGCACGGTCTTTAGTAGTTCCTGGTAGACAGTCTTTGAATACGACCAAACCTTTGGCCCATCATCTTCGTGTCCACGAACAATCACCGGAGAAAAGAAACGAGCCTTGGCAGACAGCTCACGAGCCATATTTCGGCTTTCGTCCGAACCCTCGTCATAAAGCTTCCGCACGAAACGATCAAGGGCATCGTCCTCGTTGAAGTTCTTCTTTGGTGAAAGGAACGGTGCAGAATCGCCCACACGGTAGTGGACAAAGAACTGCTTGAATGGATCGCCATCAGGCGTGGGGAGAATACGAATCTCGTAAGTGTTCCCGATCTCCATCTTGAAATATCGGGCTCCATTACC